CATTTCTACTATACACTCTTGTTGTGTGTTATATTTTTTTATTTCTAAATCTGAAAAAGGTCTAAATTCTTTTGTATAAAAATCAAACAACAAAGGTATAAGATATACAATCTCTACCATACTATTATTTATAAGGTAAAAAAAAGGGCGACTTTTTACGGCCGCCCTTTTTAAGTTGTGGTATAAACCAACCTGATATTACATTAAGTTTGAAACTTTAACTCGTCTGTAGTATCTGTTTGCGTTTTTGTTACCAGCGTCATTAACTGCAGTCACAGCTCCTGAAGCGGCACCAGTTTCAGCAAATGGGTTCGCTACTAGACCATATCTAGTTTTGAAACCAATTTTTGGTTGGAATGTGTCTTGTCCAACTGCTCTAACCATTTGTAATGGTACGTAAGGACAATAGAAGATACCTGCATCGTAAGGTGAAGTACCTTTATATCCTACTACGAAATACTGACTTGCAGTATTGTTCGCAGAGTATGGATCAATATACACTCTAAATCTACCGTTTAATACACCAGCAAAAGTATTGCCTGTGTCATCAACAGAAAGATTGTTGTTTAATGCTGGAGCGTAATCCAACACGCCTGCCATTTGTAGAGCAGAAGCAACATCAGAAGAAGTTATAAGGATATTTCCTTTACCTCTACGTGTTCTTTGCGCAATTGCGTTAGCTTCTCTTTCTACTTGGAACATTAAACCTTTAAATCTTTCAACTGACCATCTACCATTAGAGTCTGTGTCTAAATCGAAGATACCTTCAGTTGTAGTGTTTACTGTTCCTGTGTTAGCAGATGCACCTTTTTCAGCGACTGTGTAGATAGTTCTTACAACTTCTCTGTTGATTTCCGCAAGGATTTCAGCAGATAGAATGTTTGCAAGTTCTGTCTCAGCGTCTAAACCGTGGATAGCTTTAAGGTCTTGAGCTAATTCCATAGTGTATTCAGCTTTAAGCGCTCTTGATCTAGCAGTAACAGTTGATTTCTCAATTGAGAATGCCATTTCAGCGAATGCGTTATTAGATGAATCACCTAATGCTTCTGCAGTAGCAGTTGCCATACCTGTACCAGTTGTGTATGTTCCGACTGGTGAGTCGTTAAGTACAGATGGGTTAGTTCCTGATTGAGATGAAGAACCTTCACCACCAACACCTGGAAGTGTTGAGTCACCAGCAGCATTTCTACTTGCAAAGTCTGTATCAGCTTCTGCAAATAAAGCTTCTGCGCCAGTTTGTGAAGTATATCTACTTCTCATTGCGAAGATTAGACCAGTTGGTCCTGTCATTGGCTGTACACCAGCAATGTCATATGCGATTAAATTCGGCATCGCTCTTCTAACTAATGAAATTAGGATTGGATCCCAATTCGCAACTGATGAACCAGTAGCGTTAGAAGGAGCTGATTCGTTTAAAAACGCAGCATCTTCTTTTTGTGCTCTCTCTTGGTTTTCCAAGATCGTAGCTGTAACGGCACGTCTGTAAGAATCGCTGATTTTTGGTAAATCAGGATGCTCTAGGACTGGCTGCCATTTTTTTTCGTAAGTTTCAGATAAATACATTATCGTTCTCTCCCTATATTATTTTATTGACAATTTAATGTCTTTTGTTTTACTTATAGCGGCGGTATAAGCAGCCATAGCATTCGATAAATCAACTTGTTCAGTCAATCCCTCGCCTACCGCTACATTATCTACATCATTTGAAGATTCAGTCTTCTTACCGAAGTAACTGTCTTTAATAGTAGCCACTTTAGTTCTGAAGTCGCTCTCGTTTGAATACTCAACTTCTTCTACAAGTTTACTAAACTTTTCTTTAGCAGTATCAGTTAAGTCTTCAGACGCCTCATCAATGATGTCTTGTCTTTTTAACTCACCGTTATGCTTGTTAAGTTCAACATTCTTTTCGATTTGTTCGTTAAGTTTTTTTTCAAGGTCTTCAATTTTTGAAGCTTGATCTTCGAGCACATTATATTTTTCATCTGGAACGTCAATGTAATGATCTTCAAATAATTTTTTTAGACCATTTATGAAGTCCTCAGCAATTTCTCCTTTGATGCCTCTTTCGATAGCTAGTTTATTCTCAGCCATCCATTCCTCAACTACATAGTTTAGGTATGAATCAACTTTTTCAACTAACTCCGCTTTAGAAGCTTCAACTTCTTCGTTCAATTTCGCAGCGTAAGTTTCTTCCATTTTTTCTTTAGCTTCTGTAATTTTTGATTTTACAGCGGCTTCGAAAATAGTAGCAGCTTTTGCTTTGAAATCTTCTGATAAGTTTTCATCTTTAGTTAAAGCAGCAACGTCAGCAGATATGTCAATAGTGTCTTCCGACTCTTCTTTCACATCTTTTTTCTTTTCGTCCTCGTGTGACATCTCTTTTTTGTCTTGCGACTTTTTAAGAGCGTCTAGAGCAGCTTTAGGCATTTCGCCTTCTTTAACTTCAGAATATTTCTTACCGTCTTTAGTTTCTTTTTCTTCTTCCTCTTTTAATTTAGGCATTGCGTCAGCAGCACCTTGATTTTTTTGAGGAGCTTGTCCAGAAACTTGACTTATTTTCTTTGTGGCGTCAGGATTACTGTCCGTTGGTTTAACAACAGCTGCGCCTAAATCTTCTGCATCATTTTTCAGATGAGACGGCTCAGCCGCAACAGCATTCTTTTTAGGAGCGTCAGCTTGAGGGTTAGCAGTTGCTTCAACTACTTCTTTCTCTACTTCTGCTTCTATCGCCTCAATTTTCTTTTCCGTTTCGGCCATTAGAAATCTCCTTATTTTTATAAACGTTTATAAATTTCTTTTGTTACAAGATATTTATAAGATTAAAGTTTTTTAAGAAACGATTCAAAGACTTTTAACTTAGCTTCTTCTAAAGCCCTTGTTTTTGCGTTTCTAATTTGATGTTTCCACGATTCAACGTCTTTTTCTAACAATACACCGTTTTCCCACACCCACTCTTTTGCCTCCATAATACCTTCTACAAATGCATCTGGAGCAGACGGGTCAGCAACTATATCAGCTGCTGTGGCAAGATAAAAGTCATCTTTTACGTAGTTAACACCGTTTCTCATAGATATTGAACCCATACCTCGACTAGACACTCCTAATTGTGCGCCTTCATCAATAAGACCTTTAACGATCTTACCGTATGGTGTATTCATTATCTTCGCTTCGCCGATAAAATCTTTACCGCTTGGTGTCAATTTAGTAATCATATGTGATACTCTTTCTAAATTAACAGTTGGACCATCTGGATGCCCCAACTCGCCAAAGGCTCTTTTTCTTTCGACAAATTCTTTATTGTATCTATTCACTTCTCTAACCAAAACTTCTCTTGGATAGACTCTTCCATTTCTATTCTTAACTTCTGATTGTAAGAATATTCCTCTAATCTTATATTCTTTTTTACCGTTATTTTCCTCGATGAGGTATTCGGCTGATTGGACTTCTTCTGATATTAGTTTCATAAATTCTCTCTCTACTATTTATAATCTTTTTTATCTAAACTCTACAATTATTGTATAATTATCACCACTCGCAAAGTTTTTTGTACTTAATAGTACATCTCCTGTAGGCGTTGATGCGTTATTTAATATTTCATTTCCTGATGGTCTTAAATCCCAATATCCATTACCTGAAAGAAACACTGCAGTACTGTTTGTAGTTCCTGCCCATATAATCTCTACACCTGACTTATTATTTGCTGTGTTTATTGAATACCAAATTTTACTAATTTTTCTATTACCATCTTCTGTCATAAAAGTTAACTCTGAAGCGTCAACTTTTTTAACTAAAGTTTCACCTGTACCATCTGAAAAATTTGTTAATTTTACAGCGTACTTAACACCTGAAGTGTCAGCAATAGTTTGTGTTGTTACTGTGTCTGCCATTAGTTGTATCCCGATTCTTTATGTGCCTCTATTACTAAATTATATTTGGTAACATTAGAGTCACTATCTAATAAAATGTTACCAATAACATCTTTAATTTTTTCTTCACCTGGTTTTAAACCATAATTACCACGTCCAGATAATATAACTTCTTTTGTATTATCATTTTCAAAAAATACTGTTACCTCTCCTGTCCCAATAATTTCATAAGCAATATTAGCTATTGAAACTTTTGGTTCACTTGAAGCATTATTTGAGTTTAAAACATCAACCAATTTTTGGTTAATTTCATTGCCTACACCATTTGAGTTAATAATGATTTTAAAACTATCATCAACTAATTTGGTTGTAGATATAGTCATAATTAACTTCTTGGTGAACCAACTGCGTGTACTGTAACTGCACCAGCAGATGTATTTAATTTATCGCTTGGTGCTTTTTCTATAATTGCTTCATCACCCGCTACGTGTAAATAAACATCACCTAATACCGTACTATCTTCAGAAGATACTGTAATCTTTGAAGTAGCAGCAGTAGCAACAAGTCTTACGAATTGTGCACGATTAACATTATCGTCAGAAGGATTTGCTATTACTGTTCCTTTTGTTATAAACGTTGCCATTTATTTTTCTCCTAATTGTTCTAATATTTCTTTATCAAAATATTCATAAAACTTTTCTACGTTAATATTATGAAACTCCGCTACTTTAACTACAGCGTTTTCAAACTTTTCAACAATACTACCTGTCTCTTTTTCAAAGACATCAAAAATATCATTCATCGCCTCTTTCATAAGAGGTGGTAGACCATTAAAACTTTTTGAATCGATTACTCGATTTTCTTTTATTATTTTACTGACTAACATCTGCTGGTGCCTCTACGCCTGCATCTGCTGTTGTTGTATCAGCAGTTGTTGTAGATATTACATCAGAAGAAGCTAAACTAGGTGCCACTGTCCCATCTCTATTAAAAACACCTGGATCAGCAATTTCAGGTTTAGGGTCACTATGTGTTGCAGCGTCTTTTGCAGTATTAATTTCTTCAGGTTGCCCTGGAGTTTTTACAGCACTATACATTGTACTTGCAACTTCTTTTCTATGACCGTCTAAAGCGTCTCCAACTTTAGCTCTTAATGCATCTTTAAATGCATCACCTGCGCCTGCGTTGTCTCCCTTTTGTATTTTATCAATAAAATTTTTTACTCCATCACTCATTTTTTTCTCCTTATTCTATAGGTTCATCATTTGTAACCTGAGCCATTGGGTTTTGAATTAAACCATCTTTAATTTCTTTCTTAATTTGTTTATCCATTTCCTCAATTTCTCTCTCGTTTTGTTTTAATACATTTTTTCTAACATATTGAATTGAAAAGAATTTTCCGATATAATCTCTCATCTCGCTTGCGAGAGCCAATCTTTCTCTCATTAACTCGGTATTTTTCAATTCAGCAAAGTGTCCATCTTGTAAGAAGTCATACTGTATATGATCTCTTACAGTGTACCAATCTTCTTCAGCGATAATTTGTTTTAAGACTAATTGTGTTCTTAAAATATCATTGAAAAGTTCAGTAAACTTCTTTCTTAATCTTTGAACAAACTTAGTAAATTTTAGTTCATCTCTTGTAATTTCACTTGCTCTTCCAAGATTGAAACCACTAGATGATTCTAAACGACTTACAGGTACGTTTAGTGATCTATAAAGTTTTGCTCTAAAGTATTCTATATCTGTAATCTCACCAAGGTTTTGTCCGCCAGGTAGTGTAGATATATCTGTACCTCTGCCACCTTCTCTACTTGGTAACCAAAAGTCTTCTAACATTGACATATAGTTTCTATCGTCTCTTACTTCACCAGTAGCAGCATCATAGACAAGTTTGTTTCTATATCTTGCCATAACATCTCTAAGATATTGTTCAGCTTTTACTTTAGGTAAGTTACCTACGTCAATCTTAAATATTCTTCTTTCAGGTGCTCTTGCTATTCTGTAAATAACAGCAGCATCTTCAATCATTCTTAATTGATTTACAGGTTTGATTGCCTTATGTAAATAAGACAACACCATATTTTTATTTTGATCTATTAATCC